GACAACAAACGCCATTTCACCCACATCGAGGACGCGGTGACTGGTCTCTATCAGGTTATGATAATGCCGCCCAATGAATTAAGTTACCAGACGTGGCGGGTCCGCATCCTCAACGTGGCGAACCCCGAGGAGATGACGGTGGCCGACTTCGCACGTGAGGTGAGCGCCCGCAACGGGTGCAAACTGCGCTTCAACGGCGAGGTGCGCCCGCGTGACAATTTCAGACAGAGCGTGGAGGATGGGATTTTTTCACTATCTTTGCACTACAAAACCGTGCAGGCAGGATTGGACGCCATTTTAGGCGAGAGGGACGGTATGAAAATCGAAGACGTCAATATTGGTGTATAGATGGAAATCGTCAACACTGAAATAATCCCTCTTGCCAAGATAGTGGGGAACCGAGGGCAGCTGAAGGGGCTGCCCCGGAATCCCCGTACCATCAAGGACGAGAGGTTCGACCTGCTTTGCGAGAGCATCAGGACACAGCCTGACATGCTCTACCTGCGTGAGCTGCTCGTTTACCCGAGCGGCTCAAAGTATGTCGTCATCGGCGGCAACATGAGGCTCAAGGCCATGCGTCACCTCGGCATGGCCGACGCCCCGTGTAAGGTCATACCGGCCGACACGCCGATGGAGCAGGTGCGCCAGATACTATTGAAGGACAATTCCAATTTCGGCGAATGGGACACCACCGAGCTGGCGTTCAACTGGGACGACGGCCTCATCGTTGACTGCGGCATCGAGTTCGACACCGACAGCGACTACCAGGAGCAGCAGGAGAAGAAAAAGAAGGCGTGGCAGCGCGGCAAGAAGTCCAGCGGCGCGAAGTCAGACCTCGTGCCGCATTTCGGTTTCCACAAGGCGATGGAACGCGGCTACCTCTCGCTGTTCAACGTGACAAAGGACGGCTATTCAATCTACGACATCAAGGAGAATGACGACAACATGGCCGTTTTCGCTGAGAACGCCGTGGCCTGCGTCAGGCAGCTGGGCATCCGTCACCTCGACGGATGGTGCATCGTTTCCGCTCCCAAGCGCCGCCATAAGGAGCACAACTTCGCCGACGGCTGCTGTGAGGCGCTCGCCGGAATGCTTGGCATACCTTACCATGCGGACCTGATAGTATCGAAGAATAAAAACAGGGTGCATCCCGAGTTTGAGTGGACGCCGCCAGCTGAGCGGTCAATCATCTTTTTTGACGACATCATCACTACGGGATCGACGATGCTGCACTGCAACGCGCTGATGCAGGACTACAACGTCGTCAACATCATGGGCATCAACAACCATTAAACCCTTACGACATGGACAGGCTTACCCATCTTAATCGCATAATTAATGGTGTATCTGGTGCCCTTGCTCTTGCCGTCCCAGATGGCGAGCAGGTAACTGCACTCATTTACTATGCGTTCATTGCGTCGTATGGGTGCGCCTCTGAGGTGTGCCTTATAGTCCGGCCTGAAGATCACCAGTTCAATGCCGTGCGAGCGGGCGAAATCCTCGGCGATGGAATCGACGCCTTTGGCCCCTCCCGTGATGATCACGTCAGGGTCTGCGAAGTTGTCCTCGATAATGCGTGCGATGTTGACTTGTTGGATTGTCCTGCTGCCAACGATAGCGAGTTTAAGTTCCATTATTCAGTTTTTTGGTGGTTTGACTTACTTATTACTTTGCAAATTTCGGGCAAAATCCTTATATTCCAAAGAAAAAAGCGGGAAAAATCATCAAAAACAAAAATAAAAATCGGGGAAAATCAAGATAAGTCACAAAATCGAACATTTTACCGCCCTTTTGGAACGCAAAACGCCATTTTTGGAACATAAAAACGCATTTAACGCACATTTCACGCTTTTTTATGCGCATCAAATAACCTAAATTATACGCACCATCACTATGGCACAAAAAGACAAAAACAAGAGACTCACACCAAAGCAGGAACTGTTCTGCCAGCACTACGTTGACATAGGCATCGCCAGCGAGGCCTACCGCCTCGCATACAACTGCGCCAACCAAAAACCTGCGACGATCTGGAGCAACGCGAGCAGGCTACTCGACGATAGCAAGGTATTAGCAAGGATAGAGGAGCTGATGGCCGAGCGTGCCGAGCAGTTCAAGGTTGACCGCAAGCGAGTCGAGGAGGTGCTGATGGGCATCATCGACGTTGACCCCTCTGACATGTACTATGTCGATGAGGCGACCGGCAAGACAAAGCTCAAGGCGCCCAACCAGATGCCCAAGCGGATGAGGAAGGCCATCAAGAAGATCAAGAACAAGCGCGGCGAGGTAACTTACGAGTTCAACGGCAAGACCGAGGCGGCGCGCCTGTTGGCCTCGATGAACGGCTGGGAAGCACCCAAGGAGGTGAACGTAAACGGCGGCGTGTCGCTCGACGGGAAACGCATCATGGACTTTGGTTTGCCCAAAGATGAGGAATAGCAAAATGTAACTCAAGGGTATTTTTGGCAAATTACCAATGAAAACCACCAAAAGTGACGCTTGTGTCAAAAAGGAAGATAAAGCAAAATGTCAAATGAGGTAACATATCGCTTCGATTATCGGATGTTCAACCCGAACGGGTGGCAGCTGCTCAAGTTCCTGCGCCTTCCGTCGGTGCGTTTTATCATCCTTTACGGCGGCAGTTCCTCGGCAAAGTCCTACAGCACCGCCCAGGTGATATTGATTATGACTTTGTTTGACGGAGAAAACACGCTCATCTTCCGCAAGGTCGGTGCCAGTATCGAGAAATCCATCTTTGAGGACTTCCGTGTATCGTGCAAGCAGCTCAACATGGAGGACTATTTCAAGTTCACAAAGAACACGATCCGTTGCACCTACAACGGCGCGAAAATCGACTTCACCGGCCTTGATGACAGCGAGAAAATCAAAGGTATATCGAACTACAAGCGCGTGCAGCTTGAAGAGTTCAGCGAGTTCGAGGAGAGCGACTTCAAGCAAATCCGCAAGCGATTAAGGGGCAAGCGCGGCCAGCAGATCATAGGAACTTTCAACCCCATACGGGAAACCCACTGGATAAAGAAGTCATGGCTTGACGGTGAGAAGTGGCATGACGTTCCCATGCGTGTGACCATTGACGGCTGTACCATCCCCGACGAACTGACCGAAGTCAAGTCCCTGCGCATGAACGAGGCAAAGACATTCCTCAACCCCCGCACTGGAGAGATGGAGGAACATGCCCCGGACATCGTACTGATACAATCGACCTACCTCAATAACTTTTGGGTCGTCGGCAGTCCTGACGGCACTTTCGGCTATTATGATGAGCAGTGCGTCGCCGACTTTGAGAAAGACCGACTCAAAGATCCGGACTATTACCGCATCTACGCCCTTGGCGAGTGGGGTGTCATCCGCACGGGCAGCGAGTTTTTCGGCTCATTCAACATGGGAGCCCACACCTCGGCGGTGGAGTATAACCCAGACTATCCCATACACGTCAGTGTCGATAACAACGTGTTACCCTACATCTCCATTTCATTGTGGCAGTATGTCAACACTGACGGGCAACACATCAGTCAGTTTGGCGAGATCTGCGCCGAGAGCCCGGACAACACCGTCAAGCGTGCAGGCAAGCGACTGGCCGACCGCTTGCGTCAGTTGCGCTATTTCGACAAACTATACCTTCACGGCGATGCCAGCACGAGAGCTGCAAACACCATCGACGACGAAAAGCGGTCATGGCTCGACCTTTTCATATTCACCCTGGAACGTGAGGGAGTCGAGGTTGTTGACTGCGTTGGCGACAAAAACCCGAGCGTGGCAATGACTGGCGAATTCATCAACGCCATATTAGAGGGTGAAGTGCCAGGCATAGACATCACCATCGGCAAGGACTGCAGCAACTCCATTGAGGACTACCTGAGCGTGCAGAAGGACGCTAACGGCGCGATCCTCAAGACGAAAGTCAAGAACAAGACCACCAACCAGACCTACGAGGAGCACGGCCACCTGTGTTTCACAGCTGACACAATAGTGGCAACTAAGCGTGGTGATGTTCCGATTGTTGATGTAAAAATTGGAGATTATGTATTGACAAGAAAAGGTTATTCAAAGGTGTATAATTCTTTCTGTACGAGTTGCAAATCTCTAATAATTATCGTATCTTTGTGTGTCGGTAAATTGAGGTGTACTGACAACCATCCCATATATACCGAGCGTGGTTTTATACCCGCAAATCAGCTAAAATCAACAGACATAATAACCACCATCAAAAACGGAAAACCATGCAAAGAGAGACTATCGAGTACAACGGTTTCAGATTTATTCGCTATCCTGAGTCAAAATCTCAAAGTGATAGGTCGTACTATCGTGGCTGGATTAAGAGAGACGGGAAAACCGTCAAAGAGTACCTGCACCGCTATATGTGGGAGTGTGCAAACGGGCCTATTCCTAAAGGCTACGATGTTCATCATATTGATGGCAATCACGATAACAACACACTTGATAATTTCGCCCTTGTGCTTAATGAAAATCATGTTAAACACCACCATGAAAACATTTCAGAGGATCGCAAAGCCAAACTTCGCAAAGTACTCAAAGACAACAAGCAGAAGGCTGCGGAGTGGCATAAATCTGAAGAAGGCCGCAAATGGCATTCTCAAAACTCTAAAAAGCAGATGGAAAACAGGGAGTACAGGACTTTCAAGTGCATTGTGTGCGGCAGAGAGTTCACATCGAGGGCTATTCAAGGCGCAAAGTTCTGCTCAAACAGCTGCAAATCAAAGTGGCGCAGAGACAATGGCCTCGATGATGTTGAACGCACTTGTAGGGTGTGTGGTGCAAAATTTAAGGTCAATAAGTACTCTAAAAAAGAGTGTTGCTCTAAACGGTGTGCCGCTCTCAGTAGGTGGAGAGACGGCAGTGTATGACATATCCGTGGATGACGGGGAGTTCTTTGCAAACAACATCTTAGTTCACAACTGCGACACGTTCAGGTATGTTGTGCATGACCTGCTGCGTGACGAGTTCACGCTGTTCAGCAACCGCCGCAAGCGCAACCTGTATGCCCGTGACGGTGCGCTGCACTTCTACAACCCGGCCAGCGAAGAGACGGCCACCGTGTCCCGTCGTGTACTCTACATGCTGCCAAACATCAACGGCAAGTTCTGCCTGCTTGAGGGCTGCAAGGTTGGCGACAGCTGGCGTGTAGTTGACGTGGTGTACCATGACAACACCTCGACCGATGAGATAGCAGCAGCCGTGGAGAGCCGCCAGGGTGACATGTGCATTGTCGAGTGCGGGGAGGCCTATTACCAGTTCGTTCGCAGGCTGAGGGCGAGCGTCGGCATGTCGGTGCGGGTGTGCGATGAGGAGAACGACCCGGCACGGAGGATTGCAGCCACAAGCGACTATGTGCGGTCGCACGTTCTGTTCAACGAGACGGCCACCGATGAGAGCGGGGACTATTCGGAGTTCATCACCCATCTGCTGGACTACAATGCCGACAAAGGGCGAGACATCGAGGCCAGTGTATTGTTGAGCGGTTTTGTGTCCTATGTCGTGAAATTTTAGGCTACAG